ACCTAAGCGCTACAGAGATGCCGACGATTGCACCTCCGAGCGCTAAGATTGGGGCCACGGGAGCCAGCCATGCCGCTGCCATTGCCGCGGCACTCGCGACCGTTGCCGACGCTGCTGCCGCCACGCTTCCCACGTAGGCCGCCAGCCCTGTTGCCGCCGCCCCAACGAACGACGCAACGGCAGCGCCCGCCTGCGCGATCCACGCCCCGGCGATTGCACCCGCGCGACTGATTGTGATCGCGACCATGCCCGCAAGAGCGCCCGTGTAATACGTGATCATTGCCTTGATGTTTGCGATCCACGCCGCAGCGCTTGCCACGGCGGCCCCTATCCATGCTGCTGTTATTGCAATCATGGAGCCAACGGTTGTCGCCGCCATTGCTGCCACAGAGGCCGCGTATGTGACCGCTATGGCAGTCGTGCGTGCCGCGAACGCGACCGAGCCAGCCAGGGCTCTTACGAACGCAGCAGATATTGCCGCAGACGCGCCCACCGCCGCAGTGGCTACCGATGCGAATGCGCCGACGAGCACCTTAGACAGCCCGATCACGGCGGTTGCTGGCGATAAGACAACCCGGAGGGCAGTGGAGAACCCTCCGACGGCAAACGCCACGATCTGGAGGGACGATCCCAGCCCAATCAACGCCGCCCCGGCGGCTGCGGTGAGTGCTGCCGCCTTGGCGATGGCAACAACCCATTCCTTGTTTGCCTGCACCGCCTTGCTCAAGCCAGTTGCAATGCGAGTCAAGTAGGCAAGGAGGCCGCGAAGTTCAGCCGTCAGTGATTCTCCGATGGCAAGAGAAACCGCCTCAACGGCCGAACTGAACATTCGGAAGGAACCGCCGAGCGTGTCATCCATTTTCTTGGCGACCGTCGCAGCAGACCCTTCGGAGTCCTTGAGTTTCTGATCGAGCGTGTCAAGCGCATCGCCCGCGTTCATCAACTGAATGACCGCATTTGCCCCGAACACGTCGAAAATCTTCGACAACTTGGCAATCTTGTCGGTCTCGTCCATGCCCGCCATCTTGGTGCGAAGTTCCTCAAGAATGATCTTGAGTTCCTTCAACTTGCCCGTCTTCGGGTCTTTTACCTCGATCCCCAGTTCTTTGAGTTTCCCTTGCTCTTGCGCTAGCCCAATCAGGACACGACGCATTGCAGTGCCAGCCTCACTGCCCTGCATTCCACGATCCGCAAGCAGCCCTATCGAAGCAGTCAACTCCGTGAGGCTTATGCCTGCCGTGTAGGCAATTCCACCAACCGTAGACAATGCCTCTCCGAGGCCCTCGACGGTAGCGTTGGACGAGTTAGCAGCCTTGGCGAGGATGTCTGCGACCTTCCCAGCCTCCTGCGTTGGCATCTTGAATGACCTGAGAACAGCGACCGCTATCCCCGTGGCCGTTCCAAGGTCAAGCATTCCGGCACGGGCAAGCAGCAGAGTTCCCTCAATGCCAGTAAGCGTTTCGTCTACGCTGAAACCGCCCTGGCCGAGGGCCTGCATTCCCTCCGCAACTTGCTGCGCTGTGAAACTTGTTGACGCCCCAAGGTCGAGCGCCTTCTGTTTCAGTTTCTCAAAGTCAGCCCCCGTCGCGTCGGTCACTGCACCGACTGCCGCCATCGTGTCTTGGAACGCAGCCGTTTGCCTGACGGCTATTGCCATCGGGGCAGCAATGGCAGCGCCTAAGCCGGCGAACCTCGCGCCGATTCCGTTTAGCGTAGCGCCGAGGTTGCGAATGCGGCCTTGCAGCGCATTTAGCGCCGCATAGAACTTCTTGGCATCTGCGCCAATCTCAATCGCAACGCGGCCACCCTTAATTGCTGCGCTTGACATTGGTTCCTCCGAACAGCGCCTGGAGTTCTTCTGCGGTAGCAGTCCTAGGTGGGCGTTTTAGGTATGGGTGGAAACTGTAAACGTCAAATGGCGGCGTGTTCTTCGACCTGTTGCAGTTCGCGATCAATGCCTCGAGAGAGGCGGTGTGCATCCACTCCTGCTCCTGCCGGGCGTCACGCGATGCAACTAACTCTCGGAGGGTCCAGCCATCGGGATTGATTCCGAGGATTCCAGCGCACTGATAGGCGAGGTCCCACCAGTCGCCGTAGCCATCTGGACGTTGTCGATTTCCTCTTCGGCCTTCTGGTTCGCTTGCTCCACGATCTTTTCCATCCGGTCGAGAAGGCGATGGAGCAACCTTCTGCGGGCAGTAGGGAAAAAAGACAGCAGTTCCTCCTTAAGAACTGCCGTAGCGTCGGAGACGGCATCGCCCCGAAGCCCGTCACCAAAAGAGTCTTGGTCGATCCCCCTCTTCTCGGCATCGGCCTTAACGAGCGGCCAGAGAACGTCGAGTAGGTGCGATGTGTTGCCACCAAACAAATCGATTGCCTTGCCGTTGCCAACGTCGGCAATGTCGAAGCCAGCATGCCCAGCAATTCTTTTAAGGGAAGAGCACGAAATGTGGATCGTCCACACTCTGCCCAACTCGTCGCGGAATTCCTTCGCCACAAATCCTCCTATTAAGGTGTCCGTGCCTGCTTTAACGTAACGCGGACGGTAACAACATCGTCCAGCGGCTCATTCCTGGCAATTCCGGTAACAATGAAATCTCCGTTGGCAGCGCTACCGGCCATGGACACGATGGCACCGCTGCGAAGCGTAGTCCACAACTGTGGATCTTCTACTAAATCAACTTCGAGCGTCGTTTCGCTGCCCGTCGCGTACTTGTAGGAAACGCGCGTGCCGAACGGCTGCGTGTCGATCTCTTTCGCAGAACTGTTAACTGACACGTTGCGGACGATTGCATTGGTTATGCCGCCGCCACTGATCGTGCAGTCTTTGCCGAGGACAACCGCCATGACGCCCCCAAGACTACTCTTGCGGCTTCAGTGTGATCGTGTAGGACACGACATCGTCGAGCGGCTCGTTTACGGCAATGCTCACGACAGCCAAAGCGCCAACCTCATCTCCGACTGCCAGCGTGTGATTAAGGCACTCGATCTCGACCGTTTCAGTCGTGAAGGTCTTCGCGTATTCCTTCCAGCCGTTGCTGCCGCGCGCAGTAACGTCCGCTGTTTCAGTCTCATTCGTGACAGTTACGTTGCGAATATCGTCGTTGGCGATACCTGAGTACGACGATACAACATCTTTGCCGAGAGCAACTGCCATAAACGATACCCCTTATGCTGCCGGTGCTTCCTTCATCTTGCACGTAACGCTATACGATACAGCGTCATCCAGCGGCTCATTTCTTGTGACCGAGGTCACGATCATCAGGCCGCTGATCCCAGATGCGTCGTGAGTGATCGACAACTCCGCGCCAGCACCGGGTGGACTTTCAAGCATCTCGATCTCGATTGTGGCTTCCTTGAAGCCAGCCTTGAATTTCCGGCTTGTGTCCCCGCGCTTGGTCACATCGATCTGAGAGCCTTCGACGGTCGCGGTGACCGAGCGCACGGCGGTATTGGTCACGCCCGTGATCGTTGCACTTTTGCCGAGTGAGTAAGTAACCGCCATCCTGCACCTCCGTGGTCTAAATGAAGTGTATCACCAGTGAGACAATGCGGCAAATCGCTAAGGCCCGCTGATCTGCCCACGAAACTTGCTTGGGATTTTATTGATGACCTTATTCAGCCCGCCAAGTTGGTATCGCGACGGCGGGACCCGAACCGTCCTGGCCCTCGAGGTCGCCAGAAAATTAGACGTTCTTGGACGCGGGGCCATGAACGTGCCAACGTAGGCCAGATTAAATGCGGAGCCTGTCCTTTTGAGGCCAAACGCTCTTTGCCTCGGAATGGGCCGCCCGCGAAATCGGAGGTAAAGCCTCTGCGTCTGCGAGCCGCCCTTTTCGTGCAGTTGGAACAGCGTAGACGAATACGGGCTCTGCATTTGCCGCGGGCCGATGAGGACCGACTGCGACGAAGGATCGTAGGCGAATGCCATTGCGGATCGGATAAATCCCTTCGGGTTACGCGCGGTCCTCCAACTTGTGATCCTGCCTGACTTGGCTGGACGCTTTCTTCGCTCTATAAGGGGCAGTCCGTTGAACGTACCGATTTGCCGATTAGTGCCATTCTGACTTGGCCGCCCGCTAGCAAACGTGCCTTGAACGCTGCGGTAGACCATTGCGCCAACCTGTCGAAGAGCCTTCGCCTTGCCCTTGCCAAGTTGTTTAATTACGTGCGGCCTATCCAAAAACCACTTTGTGCGAAGCGTGAGCATCTTAGACCTTCAGCACCTTGTAGGTCGCCTCGATGGATGCGCGGTACACGTTCTGCTCATTCAGCGATTCTTCTGACGAGAAGTCCATGTTCGCGGAAATGAATGCGACAGCCCCTTCGTTTGGCAATGGCAGCACAAGCGTGTCGCGCATCTGGTCGAGGATGCTCTCCGCGACACCAAACACCTCCGCGGCATCGTTATGCGTGAGCGTTCGCTTTGCGATCACAACGCCTACTCGGTAGTCGCATGCAATGGTCCCGCGGCTGGCGTTGGACGCATCTGTGCCACGCGGCGTTACCGCAACGCATAGCGACTCCAGTTGCTGCGCATCCCATTCGTGGATGTAGCGATAGGCAACGCATCCAGCCGGAACGCCCGGCGCGAGCGCGACTACTTCTGCGACAGCATTGGCAACGGCATCAAGCATTATCCGACTCCCCCTTCGTCGCCAAAACTGGCACGCATCTATAGCAAAGTTATCATGGTTTATCGGTGACACTACACTCGCCGGGTGTAGCGTGCCGGTTGGGTGTAGCGTCTTCGTTTCCAGATTCCAGAAACCGATAGCCTGTGGCCTATCGGAAAGCCGCCCAAATCATATCAGCAAACGCATCATTTGTGATGCTTTTCGCATATGGATTCGGTAAGAAATCCTATGCACTTTTTCCCATGTGACGAGGTTTCCGCCGCCGGAAACTGCCCGTGATACTGCCCACCGATACTAGGCCGTATGCTGGTGCAAGAGCGTCACGCCGTCCGCTGAAACAACGCTTGCAGCCCCGCCTTCACATCGCTACCCAGCAACTCCAGCACGCGAGCCTCAACCTGCGCCTGCGTGTAGTCGCCTGCCGTTTCGTATGCCGCCTTCTCCCACAGGACGAGCGGATACGGGCAGGGCCGAATGCGAGCCTCGCAATGCTTCCGCTTGGCGTTGTCGATGATGGTGATGTCCAGTTCCGTGAGCGTGATCGTCTTCTGGACGCGAACCTCGCCAGTGCTGCGGGTGTAGGTCGGTGGCTGGATCGTGACGGGGGAGGCGAGATTCATTGCTAGATAACTCCAAGAATAGAAGAACCGTTGATGCCTCGCAGCGGAGGCCAAGGAACGACACGGGTGAAAATACGCGTTCCATCTGTCAGGCCGCCGCCAGCCTCTACAGGTCCGCCAGCGATTGTCACAGTGGCACCAGAGAGATTGCCGCTGTTGGTGGAACTGTCGTTGAATGTGGCAGTGATAGAGAGATTGCCGCTGT